CCCCCCTCCTCCCGGCAACGAAACCCATTCCGGCCAACGCCTAAGACTGTGTTCCCCTGCCGATCGGCTATATAATAGTGGTTACGAATAAACAACGTTTAACGTCAACACTACCGTCAATCCCATTTTCCACAAGTGATCAGTTCGCTCTCCCACCCTCCCTTCCCCTCAACTCCCTCTCGATTCCATCATCTACAACGGGAACGACGCCAAGAAAAAACTGAGAAGAAAGACTCACAATGCTTCCAGTTTCTCCGGGTGTGCTAATGAGTTTTAGCCAGGAACCTCCCCGTCGTTCTCTGTCGGCTCCCGCACCGGGAGCCTGAGAACGGCGAAGGGTGTGGAATTGATGAATGAACTCAGGCCCACGCCGCCGCACTCCGCAACTGTCTGACGAAAGCGGTCCACGAACGCAGCATGTGGACCGAGGAATCGCTGCCACCACCCCAGGGGCGCAAACGACGTTACGACAACCGCCTCGTATGTCGCCACCCCAACGGGCTCCTGAGTCTCTGATGGAAGGCGAACCGGCCGGACCACAAGAGACGTCGTGACAGGCAACACGGTCACATGACACAACTCCCAGTCGTCCGGACATTCGGCAATCTCGTCCGAGTTCCGCATCTCGTCGGATGCGGAGTGGACTCTGTCCATCATGCCCTGAGCGGCACTCTCCCCCACTGCAACAAGAAAAGACCTCCTCTGCACTACAACAAACACGACCCCAACTGGTCGTGGCTCCCCCATTCCCCGACTTGGTTGCACAGCAGACTGTGACATCGCGATCACTCATTTGTTTCAAGCGATATTAAAACACTTGTAAGACACTAAGGACCTTAGTTGCCAGACAAGTATAATGATATGCTAGGGACAGTTAAGGTTTATTATCC